GGGACATGGTGGTGGAGTTTTCCCAAATGCCGCAGGAGTACTGCGCCACGTATTTAGCTGAATGCTTGTGGAAGCTAGCCGCTACTAACCAGGAGTGACGCGGTCACCTAAAAAGGCCCACAACATTAGAACACCCCACCGAGGACGATGAGCGCCAAGCACAGCCAGGGTAACCAGTCCATGGGGCGTGGTTGAGGGGGTTAGGTTTTCACGGTACCGGCATCGCCGGTGCCGCTGTTCCCGGCATTCCCACCGGTCCCGCTGTTACCGCCAGTACCGGTCCCGCTGTTACCGCCACTGACACTCCCGGTATTTCCGGCAGTCCCAGTCCCGGTGTCCTTAGGTGCCGCCTTAACGTCGGGTGCCTTCGGTACAAAGGTGGCCGGTGCGACCAAATCGGTGGACTGTGGCATCCAGCCCTTCCAGCACAGGGTGGAGGTCCACCGGACGATCCAACCGGGGTCAACATCCCAAACTACTTTAGCCATGCCACAAGATTAACTCCCCTTCAGCGATTGCGTAAGCGGCGCGCCGATTTGGGGTTAGAGAAGCAACTGGGAGTTTGCGCCTGGGGGAAACCGACGGATGGTCTAAATGGTGGTGTGTTGACGCGGAGCTTATTGTTGAAACCGGTGACAAGGAGGCACCTTGCTGACGAATACGCCAGCGGGGTGCCATACTGTCAACGAGGCGTAGGAGGCAGTTGTGTTGTCAAAACATGAGCGGGAACGCCGCGACATAAAAATTATGCAGATGTTTGTTGCAGGGTTTTCGTTGCGTGAGATTGGTAGTCGCGTCAATTTGACTGGCGCGGGTGTCCACAAGGTTGTTCATCGTGAACTGAAAAGGGAAGCTCAGCATCAGCAGCTTGCCTCCGATGAGGCGCTTTCGGTGTACACCAAGCGGCTTGAGCGGTTGTTGGCGTTTGCGTGGAAGTCTGCGTCGGAGGGCGAGTTAAAGGCTATTGAAACGTGTCGCCGCATTTTGGAGCAGATGGGCCGTCTGTACAGCATTGAAGATGAGCGTCAGGGCGTGTTGCCGCCTAACAATTTGTTGCAAGACCTGCCTGATGAGCTTGACCCGCGTGATGAGTTGGCGAAGTTCCGTGCCCGGCAGCAGAAGAACGCCGCTGATTCCTTTGTCCATGAACCTGCGTTATGACCGCTGCTCTTGCGGGTGTTGACCCGAAGCATCTTGTGGGGTCGATGACCCCGCGTATCTTTACGCCGCCGCTAGCGGAGAACTGTCATGTGGACGGGGCGCAGGAGTATTGCTTGTGTGGGTGCGGGCTGTCGGAGAAGACGTCGTGGGGCTTCTCCTGTGTGGACTTTTTGACCACGGTATGCGGCTGGAAGCTGATTCCGTATCAGAAATGGCTGTATTGGCACGCCCTCGAAAAGGGCAAAGACGGTGCAGGGTTCAGATTTCAAACCTTGTGCATCCTGATAGCCCGCCAGAACGGAAAGACCGCATGGCTGCGCGGGTTGGGGATGTGGCGGCTGTTTTTGTCGAGGATCGGCAAGGCCGATAAGACGTGTCCCGGTGCGCGGCTGGCGGTCATTGCTGCGCAGAACTTGGATTACTCCGAGGCGACTTTGCGTGAGGTTGTCGAGGAAATACGGGAGAACCCGCTGCTGTGTAAGGAACTCATCAACCATCGGGTGACTAACGGTAAGCACCGCGCCATTTTGACTAATCGGCGTGTGTGGCGGGCTGCTACGGCTACCCGTAAGGGTGGGCGGTCGCTGTCGGTGGACATCGCCATGCTGGATGAGTTGCGTGAGCATACGAATTGGGACGCGTGGAACGCTATTGTGCCGACGACGACGGCGCGCACGTATTCGCAGGTCATTTGTACGTCCAATGCGGGGGACCAGCGCAGTGAGGTTTTGCGGGCGTTGCGTGACGGGGCGATGCGTAAGGTGCTGACCGGTGAAACTCAGGACACCCGCACCGGGTTGTTTGAGTGGTCTGTCCCTATGGAGGAAGACCCCCGCGACCCGCAGTTTTGGCATTTGGCCAACCCGGCGATGGGGATGTTGAACGACTTTTCCATCAACGACTTGCTGGGCTTTTTTGAGGCTATGGAGCACCGGAATTTGCCGGGGTTTCAAACGGAGCATCTGTGTCAGTGGGTGGACGCGCTTGAGCCGGGCATTTTGCCTGCCGAGCATTGGATGGAAACTTTGGACCCCAATAGCCGCCGTGATCCTGATATGCCGGTGTATGCAGCGGTTGACGTTAACTATGAGCGGTCTAGGAGCTATGTGTCGGTGGCAGCCCTGCGCCCTGACGGGAATGTACATATTGAGGTGGTTGCGGCGGCGCGTGGCACTGACTGGGTGACTGAATGGCTGTTGGATCGTAAGGACAGGTTTGCGGGGATTACGGTGCAAAAAACTGGTGCCCCGGCCAGCGGGTTGATCCCAGAGTTGGAGCGCGCTGGCATTAAAGTGACTGCGTGGGGTCCGCAACCGGAAGTGGCCAGGGCGTGCGGTGACTTTTATGACGCTGTTGTGGAGCACCGTATTTATCATCGCCCCGCTCCTGTTTTGGATAGGGCTGCTGCTAGTGGCATCGCGCGAAGTAGCGGTGAGGCTTGGATTTTTGACCGGCGCAACTCTCCGGTCGATATATCGCCGCTTATGGCATGTGTGGGGGCCACGTGGCTAGCGTTGGAGCCGCCACCGAAACCGCCAGAGGTTCATCTCTGGCCCGAAGACGACATTATTCAACAATGGGAGCGTGAAGGTGCCGATATGGTGAAGAATCTATGAGCGAGGGCTTGGGCGGGCTGCGTAAGGAGCCGCTGTTTGGGCGTAAGGAGCGGCTTTACCAAGCGCCCGATGTGGACGACAAGCCGGTCGAGAAGGAGAATCCGATTAAGGTCAAAAAGGTTAAAGAGAAAAGCCCTGCCCCGGCGGCTGGTCCTGTCACGGAGCCTGAGGGTTCAGGCAACAGTACCGGCAAGGCTGTTGAGTGGGTTTCGTCGGCGTTGGAGCTATTGGGTGTTGCCTCGTTGACAACGGGCGGCTTCCTTGTGGCCCCGTGGCTGGGCTTTATGATTCTGGGTGTTTTGCTGTTGGTGCTAGGAGTCGCTACCGGATACGGGTCTAGCCGTGGGACGATTTAGCGTATGAGCATTTTGGGGCGACTTCTTCGCACCGATCACGGCGCGGAAATGAGGACACTGCAATCCAGTTATGCGGTGCCCCCCGCGCCGGGCCGCGAACCTTACGCCTTTGACTACATGGGCGAAGATCAGGCTCTGAGGAATCTGACGGTTTTCGCGTGCGTCCGGTTGTTGTCGGACACCATTGCCAGTTTGCCGTGGAAGGCTTACCGGCGAGACAGCCACGGCATTCCCAAGGAGTTGCCGAGCCAGCCGAAGATTTTGCAGCAGCCGTATCCCACATTCGACTTGTTCCAATACAAGTGGATGATGATTGCGTCGCTGGCGTTGCGCGGCAACTTCTACGCCTTTATTGCCGCCCGCGACAACCAAGGCAACCCCACATCGCTGTTTCCGGTGCATCCTGACGCTGTGCGCTGCGAAACGCGGCCAAATGACCAGCTTATGTGGTTTGACCCTGAGTACAGCATCATGGGTGAGCGCGTCCCTAAAGAGGACATGATTCACATACGGCGTTTCACTAACCCCGGCCACCCGGTGGGGTTGTCGCCCATTAGGCAAGCCGCCATCGCTATTGGCATGAGCTTGGCTAGTGAGGCTTACGGCTACAACTACTTTAAGGATTCCGCTAACCCGTCTGGCACGCTGTCTACCGACCAGGAAATTGACGATGGTGCGGTGCAGCGGGTGCAGCGTAACTGGATTGCCAGCCATGGCGGGCGGCGGCTACCGGCGGTGCTGACCAACGGATTTAAGTTTGAAACCCTGTCCATCTCTCCTGAAGAGTCCCAGTTTTTGGAAACACGCCAGTTCCAACGCTCCGAAATCTGCATGATGTACGGTGTGCCGCCCATCCTTATCGGTGACACCAAGGAAACCACGGCGTGGGGTACCGGCGTTGAGCAGATCACCCAAGGCGCGGTGACCTACACCTTTAGTGCATGGACTGCGTGTATTGAGTCGGAAATTTCGTCGCTACTGCCACGCGGCCAATTTGTGCGGTTTGATTACAACGCTTTGCTGCGCGGCGACATTGAACGGCGCTTCACCGCCTACAAGAACGGCATATCGGGCACATGGTTGACGCCGAACGAAGTGCGCGCATTTGAGGAACTGACGCCCGTGGATGGCGGCGACACCCTGTTGCAGGCCACTAACCTTACTGAGTTTCCACCTAAGCCAGAACCAGAGCCGCAACCGGAGCCGTTTGCGGTAAATCCCGCAGAAGAAGCCCCAGACGCAGAAACGGAAAAACCGCAGGTAGCACCGCCTCCCGGCGAGAAACCCATTTCCGGTGGAGAAAAAACACCCACTAGAAACGGGCGTCCTGCTGGGACTTTAGCGAAATAAGTGACATTCTAGTGGGGTGACAGTGACAGCGTCGCGTAACCGCGAGAAGATGATCGACGTGCCCGAGCAGCGTAGCGGCGGGCAGTGGCTTGAGTTCCGCGAGAACAAAGCTACCGGCGAGGTGACGCTACGCGGTTACGCGGCGACGTATGAGCCGTATGACTGCTACGGCGGGCCTGATGCTGGCGGGTGGGTCGAACAGTTGACGCCCCGCTCCTTCGATAAGACGTTGGCCACACAGCCCGACGTGATGCTGCTGGTTAATCACACCGGGGCACCGTTGGCGCGAACTAAGTCGGGCACAATGACCTTGCGCAGCGACCGGCGCGGGCTAATGGTTGAGGCGCGCCTGGACCCGTCCGATCCTGACGTGCAGTCATTGCTGCCGAAGATGCGGCGCGGCGATATGGACGAAATGTCGTTTGCGTTCCGCGTCAAAGACCAGCAGTGGAACGACGAGTACACCCACCGCACCATTAGTGAGGTTTCGCTGCAGAAGGGCGATGTGTCTGTGGTCAATTACGGCATGAACCCCAGCACACGGGTAGCTGTGGCAGAGGGCGTGGGGACGTTAGCCGAACTGTCTATGTCTCAGCTTTCGGAACTGCGGAACGTCGATTCTGGTTTGATAAGCCGGGCCATCAATAACCTCAACAAAATGAAGGAGATTCGCGCGGTGGACAAGCCTAAGAACCCCAAGGACGAGGAAGAGGAAAAGAAGAAGGCAAACCCGTTCGCGCAGGGCGACGAGGGCGACAACGAGGACGACGAGGACGAGAAGAAGTCCGGTAATCCCTTCGCCAGCGACGATGAGGACGACGACGAAGAGGGTGACCCCGAAAAGAAGGCCAAGAACCCCTTCTCTGATGAAGAGTCCGACCCCGACGAGGAAGAGCCGGACGACGACGAGGACGACGAGGACAAGAAGTCCGCTGCCCGCGCCCTGCAGAACACGTTGAAGAAGGCAATGTCCATTGCCACCGACGACGACGTGCGGCAACTCCTTGCCCGCGCGCAGGGGCAACTGAACCTCATGCGCGGCATTGGGACCGGCCCCACGGGCGTGGATCGGATGTTGGAGGAACTGCGTAAGTCAGCGGGGATTCCCACCTCGTCTACGGTGACGGAAAACGTCGAGTATTTGCGGCGTATGTCTGTGACCCCGATTCAGCTTCTTTGACGTGACAGAGCCGGTGGACGGGCACCTCTACAACGTGGTCTGCCCGGCCTGCGCCCAATACCTGGGTCGGGTATTGGCCCGTCACGCCGACTTTTTAGCTGAGGCGCACGCATCGAAGTGCGCGGCCACGCCATACGAAAGAGCCCAAGCTATTTTCGACGTTGAATACGCCCACGTCACGGGCGACACCACTGCGTTGGAACGCAAAATAGACCGGTGATCTGTGAACGGTGTAGACCTACGGCGGGAACAGCAGGCGTTACTTGACGATTTAGTCGAGTACCGCCTCAACAACGGGCTAAGTCAAGGTGATGTTGCGGCACGCGCGGGTGTTAGCAGGTCATCTATTTCTGTATTGGAGAACGGTAAACGTAGCCCCGGCCTGTTGAATTTAATCCGATACGCCAACGCGATAGGTGTTGAGATTACTTTTACCGTGAAACGCCGCTGACATGTGGTAGCCTCCACAACCAGTGGAGGTAATAGCCGCGACGAGCGTGAACCCCCGCCAGGGCAATACCCGTGCCGAGCGTGCGCCCGCGAAACCAAAGACAATGCCCATGCGGGCAACAAAAAGAAAGAAGACTGAGATGTCTTACGAAGAACGTGGTGTCGTAGCGCCGGGCGGGATGGAAGAGTTCCTCCAGACGCTCATCAAGCGGCGTGCGCAGGTGTCGGAAGAGCGCGCACGGATGCAGCAGAAGGGCGAGGCTGTCCTGCTGCTGGCCAAGGAGGCTGGCCGCGAGAAGCTGGAGTCGCAAGAGGACGACGAGTTCCGTGGCTACATGGACCAGATGAAGCAGCTTGGTGCCGAGGTCGTGGGGCTGGACGAGCGGATCGAAGAGATTCGTTCCGAGGTCGAGCGCAGCGGTCAGATCAACTCCAACCTGTCTCGCATCCGCAAGGCCGAGGGCACGATGGCCAAGGTCAAGGAGCAGGCCATCTACCAGAAGGGCGATCCGCGCCGGTCCTACATGCAGGACTTGGTCAAGGTCACCATGAGCATGGACGGTGACGGCGAGTCCCGCGACCGGCTCATGCGTCACGCCCAGGACGTTGCGACTCTGCCGGAATACCAGGAGTATCGCGATCTGGCCCGCACTGACGGTCAGGGCGGCTACGCGATTCCCCCGGCCTGGCTGATGGACCAGTACATCGACCTGGCTCGTCCCGGTCGCGCGCTGGCCAACCTGTGCCAGCAGATGGCGCTGCCCGGCGGCACCGACAGCATCAACATCCCGAAGATGAAGACCGGGACTGCTGTCGATCTGCAAACCGCCGACAACGCGAAGGTTGCGGAAACGGACCTGACGGACGAGTTCATCAACGCTCCGGTGCGCACCATTGCCGGGCAGCAGTCACTCGCCCTTCAGCTTCTGGACCAGTCGCCCATCGCGTTTGATGACGTGGTGTTCCGTGACCTGACCGCAGCTCACGCAGCCAAGCT